AATCTATCAACCATACGGTCAAAACCAATAAAGAACGGGTCGTATTTAAAGTCTTTGTAATTAAAGTTATCTGTAGTTACTCTACGTGTATTCATTTTGCTATCTCCTTTTATTAAGCAAGATTATGTTACGGAACCCATTTTGGCGTTCCTATTACTATATATAATACATTCTATGAAAATGTCAATAGTTTTTTAAATTTTTATTCTGAATATGGCTCAAAATTTATTCCTGCGGCTATTAGACAAGAAACACCGCTTGGATATAAGCCAACTAATGACCAAGAACCGGTTTGTTGGTTTACGGCAAATGCCATTTCGCCCGTCACTGGTTCGTTTGTTGATAATACAGTGACTACTGTACCGGTGAATAAAACTGTTTCACCGTATTTGGCTACAGTCTCTGCCATAGAGTTATAATCACTACATTCTTGTTTTACATATATTGTTTGGGAATAAGCTGTGTTTGCAAAAAATAACGGAAATAAGATTAACACAAATAATTTTTTAAACACATTCTTTACTCCTCAATATAAGCTAACAAATCCCCACAAGAAATTGTAACTAAACTGTCTGATACATTTTGAATATACAGATTTACATTTTCGTCATCTTTAACGAGCTGTACACCTGTTACTAATGTTAATCCTTTTTCAATAGCAACTTCTGGATTGATATAAATTTTAGCAATCCCTTTGCGCTCATCATTAAAGTAATCCGTTGGAATAATAACTCTTACCATTGGTGGTAGTTGAAAGGCATTTTTGTTTCCGCCAATACCTTTCACTACTATAGGCATTTCTTTATTCCAAGCATTGTATGATTTTAGACGATCGCCGTGCCAAAAGGCGGCTTCCACTTGATTCATTATTTTTTTCCTATATTATACTTTGCTTCTAATATCCAATTATCTTTATCTTTATGAGATAAAATTTTAATTTGATTTAATGGAGCAATTGGATCCTGTGCACCTTCGGTGTCAACCACAGAGATAAGACCCCACTCTTCTAGTAAATTTACGATAGTATTTCTTCTTGCATGGTCTTCTTCAGTAAAAGTATTCTTCTTACCGTCAAGAATGAAAAGTTCTTTAAAATGTAATATCGCGTATCTACCTTGCTTATGCAAAATGTGACAGGACTGATATAACTTTTTTTCTTTACGTGAAGAAATGCCAATGCGCGTTAAAGTTTCTTTGACTTTTAAGAAACTGTCTTGGGACGGGAGAGATACTTCAATACCTACTCCTTTAAAAATATCCTCTTCAGTTTGCATAACGATAGCACCTTTATTATTGTTATTATTATCACGATGCTCACCATGACCATCCTAATATTTATTATTTCCCAACTCCACCTTTTACAAGTTTGGAATGGACTTGGGCAAGGTCTTCTTTACTTAAAGCCTTTAAATAAAGTTTTGCTACCGTTCTGTTACATGAATATACTTCTTGAATTGCGTCAAGATCGTTGCTCTTATCAGCCTTTGGCCACTTAGAAAAACGTTTGCGTTTGCGTAATGCACCACGATAATAATTAAATTGAGCTCCATTAAACAAATGAGCACGTTGGTTCATTTCGTTTGCGTGAAGAATGGTATCTTCAAAGTTTGCAAAACCACGATTAACAATATAAGCAGTATACTGTTTTTCAATTAAGTCTGGAGTTTCATGATTATTAATAAGATCTTCCTTGGAGAAAGATGCAGCATTCATAAAATCAAAAGGACTATAATCTTTTGCCATGTAAAACCTCCTCAAGATCTTTTAACATATCATCAAATTCCATTGCACACTTTTCGCATAAAGTCATAGAATGTGGACCATCAAGTGTATCAAGATTTACGGTATAGATTTCTTTTTTGTCAATCTTAGCTGAACACATATTACACGTGTGCTTTTTGATTAACTTTTCCATCCACTTACTCATTTGAAACTTGTTTCCAACATAATTTCAGTAAGGAATGCAACCATATTTACTTCAAGGTCTGCAACGAAGTTTGCTTTGTACATATAATCGGCAAGAGTTACAACAAATCCTGGCATTGATTTTAATTCAATTTTATCATTTGCCATATCGTAAATACGACGGAACATTTCATTCATATCTTGGTCAGAGTTTTTAGCAACCCATGTACGCATACCAGTGAAGTTCTTTTCTTTAAGCAATTTAAACAATTCGTCCATTGACTCTTGTTTTAGGTTAACAAAGATACCTTCATCAATTTTACCTGATGCTGCATAAGATTGCAATTCAGTTAGTACACGACGAAAATCAGGGAAATGCTTTTCAACAACTTTAGCAACTACTTTATTATCGTATTCAACATTTTCATTTTCAAGAATTTGTAGAACACGCTTATAGAATTGCGCAGCCATCTTTGGGCGTTGTGTTGTTTCAATAGTAAAGTCTACCTCAGATAGACGAGAACGTAATGGTTCAATAATACGATTTTTAAAGTTACAAGTAAAAATAAAACCACAGTTGGAGGAATATTCTTCAATAAAGTTACGAAGAGCTGGTTGAACACTTGCTGCGTTCAAATAATCAGCTTCATCAAAGATTACATATTTGCGGCCACCACTTAAAGATACTGCCGACGCATATGTAGAAATGTCATAACGAAGAGTATCGATATTAACATTAAGTGAACCATTCTTTACAATATAATCGCAACCCATTTCTTCAAGCATGGCTTTTGCGATTGTTGTTTTACCTACACCTGGACCACCTGTAAGTAGCAAGTTTGGGACGCTGTCATCATTGACAAACTTCTTAAACATTGCTTTGGTTTTTTCAGGGAGGATAGTATCATCAATTTTCTGTGGGCGATATTTTTCGACCCAAAGTACTTCATTTGCTTTTGCTTCAATAGACATATAATCACCATCATCATAATATAAAATAAATGTGCGGGTTTATTTAGCAACGATAGCCCGCGGTCGTTCGATCCTAGGGAGCGACCCTAGTTACCTCAGTTCTGAACCTTGTCAGCAAGTGGCGCGTCTTGTGGAACATTGGCTGGAGCATCAGTTGGCATCATACCTTCTGGTGCTTGTCCTTGCGGCGCGTTTTGCTGCAAAAACATTTCCATTTTATTACGTAGCATACCTACACCGGCCAATTCGTTACCAGCATAACCACCTCGGCGGCTAACTACGTCAATCATTTGAACCACTGTTGCAATATCTTGCAAAGACAGTTGGACTGGTTCCATTTCTTGTTGTTGTACTTGATCATTCATGAATAATCACCCTTTCTTATAAGTCGACTTTGTATCAATTGCTACGAAATATGTAGCGTCTTCACCTTTGAACTCAGAGATACCTTTACTGCAAAGCGTAACTCTGTAATCCTGTGGTAGTAATTTCAAATTATCTGTTTTAATAATAATTTGAAACTCGTCGGTGGTATCACCGATTTCAACACCATAGTCATCTGCATTTTGAGATGAACTATCGATTGCTTTTAGATAACATTTGCCATCTTGGCCAACAAATGCAACCTCTGAAAACTGAAGAATGCCCGCTGCTTTCAATACCGACTGCAGATCCTCCCAAGACACATCAACCTCAACATCAGCTGATGGGATTTTGATTTCCTTTTCAGGTGGAGTGTGGATCATTGAGATGTCGGCGAACGCATATCGTGTACGCTGCTTACCTTCAGTAATCGTAAAATATTTATCATGGAATTCTACATCCGGATCTTTGTGCAAGGACAAAACTGACAAAAAACGCGATAAATCATAAATGCATGCGTCAGATGGAATTTGGTCTGGAATTGTAGCAGAAGCAACCAATGTTTTTTCTGGAGTAATAGTTTTTAACATATTACCCTGTTTCATTTGAATTGATTTGTTAATTGTAGAGAAACTCTTAAGAATTGTAAGAGTGCGTTCAGAAAATTTCATAATATAGTCTCCTTAGTTCAATATGCAATTATTAATATAACCATTATATAGTAAAATGTCAATCATTATTTTCTAGCTGGTTTTCGTTTTGGTTTATTTTTATAAGTATGTTTTTGCGCAGATCTATCAGCAGTCTGAGTAACCCCTAAAGACCCGATATGACCCATTGATCCTTTAAAGATATACGCGCCTATATGCTGCAACTGCATCCACGGGGCCATCCACGTCTTTAGACCGATCTCACCAGCCTTACGGCAAAAGAAATAATCTTCAGACAAATAACGTTTTGTTGTTGGGTCAATAATACAATCAAAATACGCTGTAATTTCTCGAGTACCATCAAAGTTTGCAGTGCGTACATGGTCAGGCAAATAACTCAATTCAGGATATGCTTCTGCGTATTTTGTAAATGTTTCACGAGGAATAAGCATAAATCCTGTACCGCCTTCAGCAATTTCTAATGGCTCAGCCAAATTAAAGCTAGACATTTTTTGTACTGGATTAAAAACATAATCTGCTGCATACCATTCTAATTCAAACGGATTATCCTTTGCCTTACCCATTTCAGCAGCTTTGGCAACCTTTTCCCACGCAATAGTCTTTTTAGGATAAGGACCTGTTACAATGTTATATTTTTCTGGGTCTGAAATCTGAATAGCTAAAAGAGAAAATACATCTTTAGCGTTAAAACCAATATCGGAATCAATAAACATTAAATGAGTGCAACCCGAGCGCATAAATTCATCAACCACATAGTTTCTTGCACGCTGAATTAAACTTTCGTTGAACAAATAATAAAATTGAATTTTAATACCATTGGCTGCGCACATCATTGCCAAATCTGTACTTGACTTTGTATAAGAACCTGCGCATTGAGCACCATACATTGGAGTACCAACAAAAATTGAATACTCCTTTAGTTGGTCAACTGTCACTTCTATTTTCATCTTTCAATCATCTCCAAATCGTTTTCAGCTCTACGGATTGCCTGAAGACGAAGAACGTCAGCCAAGATATCCCATGAGCTATCATGTTCTTTAAATGTTTCTTTCCAATACTCTTCATCTTTAATTGGAATAAATCCATTTACTTTAGGAAAATCCAGCTTTGCGTCAATATACGTACGCGTGTCGCGAACCTTCCAATACTTAAGGTGTGTCTGTAAGTTCATTAGTTTGCCTTGATC